AAGCTGAAATGCCCGATGTACGCAGAGACTATTGCGGGACTCTGCTTATTGTTGCTTCAGGCCATACTGCTTGGAGCGATCTGGATGAACTGGGTTTAGGCAATTACGGGGCAACCCAAGTCCTTCCGTGGGACGTTATGTGCGTAAACGATATGATTATGCACTTCCCTCAGAAGATGACCCATGCGTACTCTAACGACCATCTTTGGCTTAATCAGTGGATTCGCGCGCGTCGTCCGAGATATGTGAAGGATTATGACGCCGGCCTCGTCACTCACACCTGTCAGTGTGGTGGAAGCTCAATGAAAATATGGCCGTGGCCTGGTCATGGAACCTCAAGTCTGAATGCAACCTACACCGGTTTAGCTCTCGGGTACGATAAAATCATCCTGTGTGGTGCGCCGCTTGACGATGGGGGTCATTATTTTGATCCACCGTGGGTAAAGACCAATTTCTCAAGAGAGGTCGCTGATCGTGATGGTCATCCAAAGTTCTGGTCTACCGCTAAACGTGATGTATTTGAAGGCAAGGTCTTCTCTATGAGTGGCCGGACAATGGAATTGCTTGGGAAACCATAAATACTTATTATCACGATGAATTTCATCGACAGGAGTTACTGGCACTATGCCTAATGCAGCCCAACAAAGAGCCTCTTCAGTATTGAGTAAATTAGCCGGAACCAATAATCCCAAAGTCGTCGAGATCGGCGTTTTCGTGGCGGCTATGAGCGTTAAACTGCTCAAACGGTCAGATTTACTGCTTTCAATGGTCGATTCTTGGTCGGTTAACCACACAGACGCCTATCACGCCACTAACGACTTTCACGCCAAACTCTCAGCCCAGAAGCAGGAAAACTACTTTAATCGCTCCGTTGGGGCGGTCAGTCCGTTTCAGGACAGGGCTAAAGTAATCCGGTTGGACTCGCTGGAGGCCGTCAAACTGTTTGATGATGGTGAGTTGGACTTGGTGTTCATTGATGCCGATCACTCCTACGAGGGCTGTATAGCCGATATACGCGCGTGGATGCCCAAGATTAAGAAGGGCGGTTATATCTCCGGCCATGATTATGAGAATAATGAGGGTGATTTCAAGTTCGGCGTGACTCGAGCGGTGAATGAGATGTTTGAATATGACCAACTGGAATTTGGAGACAATTACACTTGGTTTGTCCGCTTATAGTCGTCCGCCAAGGCGAGAAGTATCACTCTGGGTACGTTGAAAGACTCAGAAAGCAAGCGTGGGACACCTCCAGAATGGAGACTATCGTGCTTGGAGATGGGCATGATGCGGACATTAAGCTGGAAAGAGGCTATGAAGGGTGGTGGAGCAAGATTGAATTACTTAGACCCGATATACCAAAGCCCTTTGTCTACATTGATCTGGATTCATTTATTCTTCGCGATATTTCTTACCTCAGCGATCTGTCTGGTAACTGGATTTCTCGGGAGTGGTGGAAGGGAATGACCGGTGTTCAGTCCTCGGTGATGAAAATTGAGCATTCCAGCGAGATGTGGGAGGAATGGCTGAGTGTTGAAAGCACTCTTTTGGGGCATAGGAATGGCGACCAGGAGTTTTTCAAGCGATTCGAGTGGAATTACTTTCAAGACTTCCTTCCCCGAGCGGTAGGATCATATAAAGTCCATAATCGAGAGAAGCCCGTTAATGATATAGTGACGTTCCACGGGAAACCTCTTATGAAAGATGCCGGCGGTTGGGCAGAGGAATTATGGAAAAATCAGCAACTGACCTGATAAAAGCACTTTCAGAGCGCATAGCGCAACGGAAGATGTATATCCACAAGCCTTACGGCCATCCGGATACGTTATGTCCTGACGGTGAGTTGTGGAAGCAGAAGAAAGATTCTGGTGAGTGGGATATATGGTCGAATAAGCCGTGGCAGACCGATTTCCATGCAGCAGGGCTTGATAATCAGGAGCGCATGTTGATATGTGCCAACCGTGTAGGTAAGTCTGAATCAGGGGGTTATGAAGCCGCCCTGCACATGACCGGCGACTATCCAGACTGGTGGGAAGGCAAACGCTTCGATAAACCGGTTTTACTCTGGACTGGCTCTCCCACCAACGAAACCTCGCGCGATATTATTCAAAAAGCCCTTATTGGCGGCACTTCCAAAGAACAGTTGGGTACAGGGTTTATCCCGAGAGACTTGATTATCGATAGGCCGAAGATGCGCCAGGCCGGTGTATCTGATGTGGTCGATGTATTTAAAGTCCGCCATGTGTCCGGTGGAGTCTCAGTTTGTGTCCTGAAGACCTTTGAGCAGGGCTGGAGAAAGTGGCAGGGAACGCAACCAGACGTTGTGTGGATGGATGAAGAGCCTGACGACCACAAGTGTTACACCGAAGCTCTAACCCGCTTACTGACCTCTCACGGCATAATGATGGTCACTTTCACCCCGTTACTGGGACAGACTGACCTTGTTATCCATTATCAGACCACCGATAACGACGGAATCTGGTTGGGTAACGCCACATGGGAGGATGCGCCTCATCTGTTACCAGGAGAGCGGGCGCGGATGGCACGATCTTATCCAGACCACGAAGTTCAGGCTCGAACTCAGGGGGTTCCAATGATGGGTGAAGGACGAATCTTCCTTGAATCAGAAGATGAGGTTTCCATTAAGCCTATTTCGATCCCCTCTCATTGGGCGAGACTCAACGGGTTAGATTTCGGTATTGACCATCCATTCGGATTTGGCTCTATCGCCTATGACCGAGACAGGGACATTATCTATGTTGTTAAAACCCACAAAGAAAAGAATGCTAAACCGGCTCAACAGGCAGCTACGATTAAAACTTCGGGTCAATGGATTCCGGTTGCGTGGCCGCATGACGGAGTTAATCGGGAGAAAGGCTCAGGTACGGAACTCCACAAAATCTACCGCAGGGAAAACCTCAATATGCTGTCTCGGTCGGCTCGATACTCCAATGACAAGGGGGGAAGTCAGCCCCAGTGGCCGGTCATTGAAGAAATTAAGGAACGTGAGCGGACCGGACGATTCAAGGTCTTCAATACCTGCGTAGACTATCTTGAAGAGCGCCGTAACTACCATACCAAGGACAATAAGATCGTGGCTAAACGTGATGATTGCCTCAAAGCGGTTTTTTACGCAGTGATGATGAGAAGATTTGCCACCACACAGGGTTCAACAAGACGAGCCATGCCAACTAAATCAGTGATGAGTACCCGAATATGACTTTGTCAGATTGGACACAATTATGAGCCTACCGTTACCCAGAACAGAGCATGAGATGGAGCGTTTCATGCAGATTAAGGGGATGCACCCCACTGCCAAGGTGGAGTACAAGAACGCTGAAATTTATATTGCTGAAACCGAATTAGAACAGGATCGTCCCAATGAATACCCTTGGGGCTATTACCAGACCTTCTGGGTCGTTAGACCGCAGGGGCAGGATAATCGGTTTGATGGGGGAGCCTGGCTGGAGTTTGAAGCCATGCACGACCCTGACAGAGACTGGACTTTGACACAAAAGGCCGATGCAAGGGAAAACTCTGCATTGGAGCAAGCACAGAAATGGATAGACGCAAGTAACGAAATGGGTCGATACAATGGCTGATAAGAAAAGACGGTTTACCTCGCTGGATCAGAAGACGATCTGCGATTATATCTGTGATGAATATTCCAAGCGTAAGCGCGAAAGATTGCACATGGAGAAAAACTGGAAGGAAATTGACCGCCAGATACGCATGGAGCCTGATCGTCGATTAAAACTCAACGAAAATGGTGCGCCTGACCCCACTAAAGCATGGCTACCCGAGACTGAACTACCCCTTCAGGCTGAGTGTCTGGAAGTGACCTCGGCAGATGCTATCAGGATGCAATTACCAGATTCTGGCCCGTGGTTCTCGCCTAAAGCAGCCCTGACCGATAAATATCTTAATAAGATGGATTTCTCCGCGATTATCACCGGAGATGAGAATAAGGTTCCCTCTCGGATTACCCAGGATAATGTTAATAAGCTGGTGCATGGTGTGATTGAGCATTGGCATCGTCAGTACAATTTCAGTCAGAATCTCGATCATATCAACGCTGAATCCATTAAATACGGGATGGGGGTTGGTCGTGGTCGAATAGTGGATAAGTCAGTCTTTCTGCACTCTGCCAAGGGTGTTCTGCCGTTAAAGCAGAGCATTCCAGTGCTGGTTCCAAGAAGCATTAAAAACACTTATCTCGATACCTCCAAACACTCTCTTCAGAACGAAGGGTATGTGATAAACGGTGGTGTTATTTTCGAGATGACCAAAAGCCTCAAGGATTTGCAGGTCGCAGCCAAGAAAGGCTCAACCGATCCCAATGACTTTCAGGGCGGCTGGATGCCTGGCAACATTAAAAAGCTCAAGGGTAACGATAATGGCAATGTCGAGATTCTGGAATATGAGGGTGATTTAGTCATTCCTCGGGCAACCACTGAAACTATGTTTTTGCCCAACGTGATTATGACAATAGTGGTCGGTGGAGAGGGTCGTGAACTGGTCAGAGTCCGGTTTAACAAATACCCGTTCTCATCCTATCTTGAGTTCCCGTACAGCATAGAGAACATTGACTCACCATACAGCTCCAGTCCCTGCATGAAGGGGTATCCCATACAGGTTGCGGCGGTTGATGCGCTTAATTCATTGTTTGAATCCACCAAGCTGAGAAATGACCCACCTATTTCGTATGATAAAGACGATCAGGAGTTTGCTCAAAGTGGTGGGCCAAGAGTGTATCCAGGGGCAGCATGGGCGACATTGGGCGAGATACAAGTCCATGAGATCGGTGATCCCTCCGGTATGTTTGCTATCTATCAGGGGCTTTTGCAACAGTATTCTGATGTAACCGGTATTACCGCTCCGAGGTTGGGCGCACAAACAGTCTCGCATACGACCGCTTTTGCTAAAGAGGCCGAACTCTCTCGGGGAACCATCCGTACAGTCGATTATGTTAAGTCCACTCTCCGTGGGCCGCTACAACAGTGGCTGGATATGGAGTACCAGATGGGTCGTGATGTGATGAAAGACACCACGTTCTACATTCCGTCCTATGATGGGTATGTGACTATCGACAAGAATCATCTGCCAGATACCGTTATCTTTGAAGCTCATGGTAGTGGTGGGCCGGCTGAAGAGGCGGCTAAACAACAAAGACGTTTAGAATCATTGCAAATGGCAATGTCGATGGATACCATGAACATACAACTGGGTGGTCAACCTAAGCTAGACTTAGAAGGAGCCATCGACCAAGTATTGAAACAGGGAGGCTGGACAGATACCGATGCCATTATCAGAACAGAGCAAGAACCTGCTGAGGGAGCTGAAGGCGGACAGCCGATGGGGGGCGTTCCTGAAGGAGTTGAAGGAAACCCAACCATCAGTACCGCGTTACAGACGCTCAACTTCGGACAGAACTAAAACTGATAGTGAGAAACAGGAAAAGAATTGGATTTACTCAAGTGGCCGAGCCGATATGTTCGACACTTTTTATAAACTATTGATTCAGGAGAATCAAAATGAATGATACGCAATCCGTGGTTGACGATGCGAACTCAGACGCAATGCGATCTGATGCAGCAGGTGACGCACAGGACGATCTGGAATCATTGCTTGGTCAGTTTGACCAGGTAGACACTCCAGACACAACCGGAGAACAAGTAGACGAAAATCGCATGAATCAGGTGTTAGATTATGTGAAGCGCAAAGAGGCTCAGGAAATTGAGGAAACTGTAGAGACAGATATTAATTCTGCCGTACAGTCTATCTCTGATGGTCTGAATGTCGATGTGCCAGCAATGGCGGTTAAAGGTGTTTTGTACGAGAAAGTCTCCACAGACCCACGGGCTATGAAGATATGGGAAAGTCGCAAGACCAACCCTTCTGCATGGAACCAGTTTGTATCGGGCGTGAAGAACGAGATTTCTCAGGAATTTTCCAAGAAACCCGATGCCAATCTAACCTCGGATCGTGATGCGGTTATGTCTGCTGTTCATAATGCGTCAACAGCTTCTCCCGACGCTGAAGAGGTAGACGTTACGAATATGAGCGACTACCAATTTGAGCAACATAAAGCAAAGCTCAAAACAGCAGCAAGGAAAGCTAAAGTCTAAGGAGACTTATCATGGCTTTAACTATCTCAGCAACAGACACGGAATTGCCCTTACCGGTCAATAACGTGTTCAGACAAACACTTCTGCGGAACGCTAAGGTACGCGCCCCATATTTTATGGGAACTATGCCTGGCGAACTGGCAGAATCAGGCGGTACTGCAACGTGTAAATGGCGTCGTATCGAGAATCTGGCTACTGCCACTACTGCACTCTCTGAGCTGCAGACTGAGGCAAGTTATATGCAGGGTCGAAGTGCCGCTGCATTGTCAGTGACCGACTACACCGCAACCGTGAGCAAGTATGGTAATTTCGTTATTCTTAACGAAGAAGCCGACTTGTTCAACTTCAATGGTCAGATGGATAAGATCATGGAAGTCATGGGCATTAACGCGGGTCAGTCCCTCAACATTCTGCAGCGCAATATTGGCGAAGATAATGCCGTACTGGTTAACGCCGGTGGGGTAGCGTCTGACGGTCTTATTGAGTCCGCAGTTACTCTTGGTGGTTTGAAAGCGATTCTCAACACGCTTGAGAAGAACTCGACAACCGCCTTTAATCCAATGACCACTGGTTCTGATAATGTCGGAACCACACCAACCTTGCCTTCCTACTGGGGTTTAACTCACCCTGATGTAGCGATGGACATTGCGGCTCTGGGCAGCTTTAAGTCTGTAGAGACTTATGCCGGCCAGATCACCACAGCAATGGGCGAGTTCGGTAGTGTGGGCATTGCCGGTCGTACTATTCGATTCATCTCCAGTGAAGACGCTGGTGTGGATGCCGACGCAGGTGCAACACTGACCTCGCAGGGCTTGAACGGTACGTCCTCAGTCGATCTGTACACCACCCTGATCTATGGTCGTGACGCAATCGGTTCTGTTGGTTTCGGTGAAACCTACACAGACGGTTCCTTCATGGCAGGTGATGATTTAAGTCCTATCAAAATCATTGTCAAAGGTCTGGGAAGTGGCGGTACGTCTGATCCATACGACGAAATTTCCACTATTGCCTGGAAAGCCTGGCATACCGGAAAAATCCTCAACCCTAACTGGGTTCGTGGTTATCGTTGTGGAGCAACTGCTCTGTCATAAGCGAAACGAATTGGGGCTGGAAACAGCCCCTTTTCCTTTAATTTGGAGAAACCATGTCACAACATATTTCATCACTTATTTCCGTTGACCCTCGTACATTGTTTGAACGCCTTTCTCGAAGAGATGTATGGAAACTGGCTGAAGCTCATGGAATCTCTTACCCTCCAAGCGCCCCAAAGGATGCTGTAATTAAAATCCTGGAGGCTAATAACGTGAATCCATTAGCAAAACCCCCAGAAGGGGATGGTATTAAGTTTGAATCTATCAATGTTCCAATGGAGAACGGTAGTTTTAAACAAGAACTGTATCCGGTACGCAAAGACCATGCGACCGCTAACACTGATATTGACTATCAGACTCGTCTGGACAATATTTCAGACAAGCAGGTAGCAGAAGAAGCTGCTGAACGTAAGGCCAAAGATGAGGCACAGACCAATGAAATAGCCGAACTCAAGGCAATGGTTGCTCAATTAATGAGCAGAGGCTCTGATATTCCTGAGCCAAAAGTTACCGATAATAAATTTTCGGCAATGAAAATGCAGGATTTGAGAAAGGCAGCCAAGGCCGCTGGAATCAAAGTCATGCCGACCTTCAAGAAAGTAGACCTGATAAGGATGCTCGAAGATGGCGAAAACACTACTTCAGGGAGTTAATGAAGTCCTCAAGAAGACGGAAACATTAACGTCTTCCAACGTACTTCTCAGCCTTACCGATGCTGGTAAGCAGGTCTTTATAGACTCTGCGATACAGTCTTGGAATGAGGCGGTAGACGACCTTTACTCCACAGCCCGTACGCCGAAACCCCACCACATGAGGGTGGGACATATTGTGCTGGCTGTGGGGGTTCAGGATTACGAGCTTGAAAGTGATTTGGAACTCATTTATTGGCCGATGCACGATGAAACCTTTGGTCAATATTTGTACGAAAAGGACTACCATACATTGAGAACGTCCCAATCTCAGCCCGATAATTACACCGGAATACCTAATTTCGCGGCGATACACCCAGAAACGGGTAATCTGTATGTTGATCGAAGTCCCAATGCTGACGAGGCCGACCGTGATTACCGGTATCACTACGGGGTCGATCTGGAGCTGACCACAGCAACCGATGTATTTCCGTTTTCCAATACCGTGTTTCGGGCGATGACCGAGGCGGTGGCCGAGAAGTGGAAACTCATCCAGCACAACAAGTTCGAGGAAGGTATTTACCATGCTGCTATCGGTCGTGCTGCCCGTTATTTAGGCAAGCGTCCACAACTATCTTCATGGAAGCGCATCTCCCAGAAGCCCAGTATCACTGATCCATTAGACGAACAGAGCAATGTCAACTGAGATAGGCCCAAAAGATCAAGCGGTCACAATCAAGTTTGGTAGCGGTATTCACTCCAGAGCCTCTGAAGAAGAGATTGATATTCGTGAGTGCGCGACCGGTCAGAACTTCTCACTTGATGCTCAAGACTCCACTTATCGGAACCGTAAACCTTTTGACCTGGTTGGTGTTGTTCCCAATGGCCTGGAGATCAGAGGATTCGCATCGCTCTTAAAGGCTGATGGTACGACCTCCATGCTGGTACAGGCTGGTGGCGTGGTTTACGAGTACACCGGAACCTCATTCGTACAGGTTGGGACTTGTGACGCTACAGCGCAGCTCAGAGGCCGTATAGAGCATAACTGGCAACTGGCTGATAAGGTGATTATCACTGACATTAACCTCAAACAGCCGGTCATGGAGTGGGACGGAACCACGCTACAGAACATCTCATTCAAGAATACCCCGAGTGGGGAGATTAACCCCAACCCTAATTTCTATGCTGACACCGATTACACCAAGGGAACAGGCTGGACGATTGCTGATGGTAAGGCCACTTCAGATGCTTCTCAGGTTGCTGACTCAAAATTAACCGTTAACACCGTTACTCTGACGGTAGATGACTCGCACGACACGATAATGATTGTTACCGGTCGTACCGCAGGGACGGTGTGGGTCGAACTGGGTACAACCGCTGGTACAGCTAGAAGCACCAACGCTACCTTTAGCGAAACCCTTACCTGCTCTAACACCAATGAGTTCAGCTTGGTCTGTGATCTGGATTTCGATGGTTCGGTAACACTGTACAGCGTAAAGCATGAAGTGGCATGGACGGGTGAGTTCAGAGCCAAATATTGTACGGTTCGTGACGAAAGAGCGATCTACGCCAATATCTTTGATAATTCAACCAACTTTCCTCACCTGATGATAGGGTCAAGTATCAGTGCCTATGATGAGATTTCAGCCTCGCAGCGACCCTCAAGTTCGCTCGGTGCGGGCGATCCGTTCTATCTGATTCAGCCTGATCTCAGGGCGATAAACGGTATGGTTCAGGGGTTCAGTGTGATAGCGACCTCAAGCGCAAAGGGTTCGTCATTCTACCTGGCGGGAAGCTCCGCTCAAGATTTTGCCTTTAAGGAATTGCACCCTCAGTCCGGCTCAAGCGGTAACGAAGCTCTGACGTATGTGGGTAACGACATTATGTATGGCCGTCAGGGTCGTATCGAGTCCCTGATTTCCACTGATAAGTTTGGTGATGTGGATGCCGACGATCTCTCGCTCGGAATATCGGATGAGATAGAGGGCTTTGACGACTGGACTATCGTGTACAACTCCAGAAAGCAGGTAGTGTATTGCTATCCGGAAGGTGAGAAGCAAATCTGGGTCTATCATAAGACCAATGCAGCAACGTCTAAATTATCTCCGTGGTCAAAGTGGGTTACCTCACATGAGATGGAGTTTGATATGACGGCGACGATGAACTGCTACTCACCGGTGGATGGGCTTGAATACGTCTTTTTCGGTGATGAGAATGGCAATGTTTATCAGATGGAGGGTACTGGCTCTAATGGCGATGGTGGCACAAACAAGATAAAGTGTGAGCGTCTATCAGCCATGATTAACGTGCCTTTGGATACCGAGGTATTTAATCTTCAGGGGTGGGTAACGTACCGGAAGATTGATCCGGAAAATCTGGTGCTAAGATTTGAATATCAGGGCTATAATCTGTTCAACGAAGAGATTACGGTGACTTTAACACCTGATGCAGACCAAATTTACTACGGGGATGACGTATATTATGGAGGCGAGTTCTATTACGGCACAGTCGAACAACGATTCGCAAGGGAAAAACTCGGTGTCTCAGGCGGGTCAAACCAGTTCCAGGTCAGGACAACCATCGAAGGTGACAGCGATTTCGCCATCTCGGAAATCGGACTCAGGTTCGAGGTCGCGTCCGCATCCTAGACGCTCCAATTTAAAGCGTCCGGTAGACTTCCACCAGATCACCGACGACGATATGAAGTTCCTGTGGGCTTCCCACAAAAAGACTTCTGATAATCCGCTATCCCCCCAAGAGTTTAAAGAACAATATCTGAAGGGGTTTCAGACCACTTACGATACCGCATGGATTCTTGAGGCACAGACTAAAAAAGGCATGATGCCTATCGGCGTATTGTACGGGATGAGTGCCGGAGTCTTTCTTCATGTTGGTGATATGGAGTGGTTTCCGTGGGCTTCCACCAGAAACAAATTAGAAACGATGGTGAATTTCTTGGATAAGATTCGCAAAGAAACCCTGTGCCTGTTTTATTCATCGCAGGACGATAAAGATTTCTATGTGCATATTGCTCGTTACGGAGTGATACGCAGAATAGGTAGCATCCACGGGTTGCTCGAAAA